CTTGGTTTCTCTCTTAGAGGAAGCCTAAGTTTTGTACGGAAATACCTGATACGTAGTCGCCTGCGTTACCGAAGGAGTTAGCTGTGTTTGTTAACTCTTTGTAACCGTAACGTGTCAAGAATGACACTGTTGGCTCGAATGTACCTGGATCCATTACTACACCACTACTCATTAATGGAATGTATGGGCAGTAGAATGCAGCTGCGTCTGTTTCTGTTGAGCCTTTGTAGCCCATTAGAATGTCAGCACCTGTACCGCCATCTGTGTAGTATGTGTCAACATAGATACGCATTGTACCATTCAATGTACCAACGTACTTAACGTTTGTTGGTGCTTCGAATGTACCTTCTGTTGTACGTGCGAATGCTGATGTTGTTGCACTTTGTAGTGCTGTAAGCACAATTGGTGAAACAACAGCCCAGTTAGCTGCACCGCGTCGTGTGCGAGCGGCAACTAGGTTTGCTTGCTCGTTCATTTGAATTGCTAGGACAGCGTGACGATCACCAACGAATGTTGGAGCACCTGTGAAGGTACCTGTTTGATTGAATACTGCATCTTGACCTGCTAATGAACGTAGTGATGCTAAAATTTCTTGGTCAATTTCAGTTGTAATTTCTTGTGCTAGAGCAGCTAAAATTTCTGCTTCAACATCAAGGCCGTGCATTGCTTGTGCATCTTGAGCGGCTTCAAATGTCCAACGAGCACTCAATCTACGTGACTTTGCTTCTACAACTTCTTTGACGATTTGGATGCTTAGACGGTTGCCTGCTACACCTTCTGCTGTTGCTGTGTAGTTTGCTTTATCGTCGGCTGCATTACCTGAATAACCAGCTGCAATTTTGAATGGGCTTAGAGCCTCTTCACCAGCTGTTGTGCTTACGCCACCTGAGCTTGTGAAAGCGTCAGCGTAACGTACACGCAATGTATGGATTTGGCCTACTGGGCCAGCCATTGGTTGAACGCCAATAATTTCGTTAGCGATAACTGTTGGCATTACACGTCTAATTACTGGAAGAATTACCTTGTTAAGAGCTGCAACGTTACCAGCTTGTGTTGTGGTAGCTAGTGCATTCTCAGCAAGATATTGCTTTGTATTCTCTAACATAACACTCATTGTTTGAGCGCGTTGACCGGAAAGGCCTTCCATTAGAGCTTCTTTAGTGGCTCCCCAGTTTTGACTTTCTGTTAGGTTTTCTGCCATTTTAAATACTCCTTATTTAATACCTGCTAATTTTTTTAGATGTACAATGTTACCACTGTCATCTACTTGCTTTGTTGTTTCTTCTGTTTGTGGTTTGTTGCCTGTCTTTTCAGTCAGTGTTACCTTAGAAGTTTCTTTTCTATCTACTGTCTCATTGAGTACAGCAGGTAGATATTTTTGGAAACTACTCTTAAGGTTCTTTGTTTGAACACTTTCAAGTAATTCTTCCATAATACCTCTCTTACTCTTTGCTAAAGGTGCAAGAATCTCACTCATAATTTCATCACGAGCAATTTTGTCGTTAAGTTTCTTAACTTCAATTTCTGCATTATCCTTTGCTTCTGTAAGGGAGGCAATATTTTTGCTTTGTTCCTCAATAGTACTATTGAGCTTGCGAACTTCTGTGCCTTCTGCGAGATATGATGTCATATACTCAGACGCAAAAGATTCGAAAATCTTGCGACCAAAGTTATTTTCTCTGGCTGCTTTGATATCTTCTTTAAGTTGTGTCATTTCATTACGTAGTGCAGATTCAACAACCTTTTCGACTGTTGTTGCCGCACGTTTAATGAAGTTTTGCTTTGCTTCGTCAAGTTTTTGACGACCACTAGCAATCAACTTTACTTTTGCTTCTGCGAGAGACTTCTTATCCTCGTTGAATTCAGCAATCTCGCCTGCGAGTTGCTTTAGCACAAAACCCTCAAGTTTATTAAAATTATCGAATTGCTTATTACGATCTTCTCGGAGTTCGACGATTTCGTTACGCAATGATTCCATTACGAAACTAGATAAGGCTTCTGTATGTTCCTTCATGTTCTTTTTATATTGAACACGAGCTTCAATTAAACCCTTACGGTCGTCAGCAAACTCAGCGATTTCAGTTTTGATAGCATCTGAAAGCATTGTCCATGGCTTCAACAAGTTGATTCTTGTCGTTTTCATAGCGGGTGGCAAACTCTTCTCTTAGCTCAACTGCTACTGCTTCGCGAGCCTCAACAAGGTTTTTCTCCCATGCTTCCTGAATGCTGGCCTTTGTGTTCTCATCTAAAAGATCGCTTTCGAGTAATTCTTTAAGTGCTTCGGCCATAAATATTCTCCCTTTACTTCTTATTCAACTCTTCAATAAACTTTAAAATACCTTCTTTGAGGTATTTTTGAGCTTTTCTATCATAAACCATTGCTTCTGCTAAATTATACATACTGTAACCATTACGCATATTCATTAGGCTTTCACGTATTGCCTTTGGATATGCGTCAGGTGCGCTAGGTTGTGCTACAATGTCTACAGTAACAATCTCAAAATCGGAAACTTGTCCGCTTTCGTTTACGTTACCGCTTCCTCTACTTGATACGCCTAACTTCGCTCCACTTTCGAGTAATGTAGAAATGATGTTACCCATTGGTGTTGGAATAACTTTAAGTTTTCCATAACCGTTAGGTCCATCCATCCACATATCTTC